GGAGTAACTCTCTTGTTAGTGAGGGTCTCAGTACCTGCTAAGGTTGCTACGTCATTATCTGATACTGCAGTATTTAACTGTGCAGTAGTCATTGTGAGCGTATTACTAGTAAGGTTAATTGTCTTATTAGTAAGTGTCTCAGTACCAGCAAGAGTAGCTACATCACCATCCGATACAGCAGTATTCAATTGTGCTACTGTAGTAGATAAAGTATTGCTGCTAAGGTTGATCGTCTTATTGGTTAAAGTCTCAGTGCTAGACGAGGTAGAGTAATCAGTACCTGCAGTAGCTGCACTTAAGACGCCACCAGTAGCTTTCAAGATACCAGTAGTAGAAGCTCTCTTAACAAGCTTGCCAGTAGTGCCAGAGAATAATACGATTTCACTATCTACAGAAGCAGACGGACCTACTACATCACCAGTACCTGTAGGTGGTGTTCCCCAAGTACCATCACCTCTCCAGTAGGTAGAGCTAGATGCACCAGTCCCACTATTGAGGTTAGATACTGAAAGGTTCCCAGTAACCTGTGAGGACAGGTTTACATTAGAGAGTGTCCCACCTAATGTTAGGCTACCAGTCGAAGTAACTGTTCCAGTTAATGTAATGCCATTAACAGTGCCAGTACCTGCTACCGAGGTTACCCCTAATGGGATATCCCCAGACCCAAGCAAGCTTGTAGAGTTAACTGTCTTTATATTTGTGCCAGAGACAAGAGTAGCTTGTTTGCTATCTATTTGAGTCTGGATATTGGAAGTTACTCCATCTACATAATTAAGCTCTGCAGTAGATAGAGTAGCACCATCTAAAATATTTAATTCACTGGAAGTGGCTGTCAATCCAATGATTGCGGAAGCTGGAATAGGTCCACCATTCCCTGCAGTTCCGTCATGACTATGGCCATTAGTCGCATCAAATGCTGCATCTAACGCATCATATTCATCATTCCATAATGCAGCAGTGGCGGTATCGCCATCAGCTATTACGGATTGTCTAGTGTAACCGTCTGACATTATCTTCTCCCAGATGGTATGAATTCTAAATGATAACCATTTAGTGTATATGGTGCAGTGGTATTGTTACTATAGAATGTGAATGCTACAGTGTTACCACTTCCTTGTAGGTTTATTTTATCCAGGGTTTGTATCGCACCGCCAAAAATAAATGAGCCTATAATGGCTTCACCTATCAGGTATGCTCCATCTGAATTGACAATGTCTATCGGAGATGGTCCACGTATCCTAGTATTGTTATCTTCAAAAGATATAGCCAGTTTTAGATCTAACTCATCCTCTCTTGTTATTGATGGCTTAATGTATAGGAGAGTCTTCCTCATACCAAGATCGCCTAAGTGCGTATCTGGTGATCTCCACTCTGCTCTTATCTTATTGCCATTAAATGAGTTACCGTAGTCGTGCCTGAATATATGACCAAAATCATCTCCGTGGTATGTCACCTGATTCCCATAGATATCAGGACCACATGTGATACTTCTTACATCAATATCTCTTAACTCAGACCATTGATATCCTCTGCTACCATCATTGTTAGTAACAAGAGTCCCACAAAATCCTCTGGCATTAGACCCAGTATCCATAAAGAATATTCTGTACTGGTTCTTTGAACTAATCACGCAAGAGCTAACAATGTAACTGTTAATCTCAGCGGTGAATTCTTGCAGTAATGGAGTGATCCCAGGAGCTACGTTACCAAGTTCTACGTCATCAATCCTTGTGGTAGCTGCGACTGATCTAAGCCCATCCATAGACAGGAATATTAAGTCACCGCCTATCTCTGCAATAGAGTATCCACTAATGCAACCAAGTCTATCAGCCACATCTGTAGCTGTAGTAGAGCTAGGATCATTCAGGTTCTCTATCTTAGTTATACCATTCTGTGAGAAGACATACAGTGTATTCCTAAATGATTTTATACCCTCTATATTTTTGGTTACAGCTATACTACCAGATCCAACCCCAGTGAAGTCATCAAAGTCAGATGTGTTACTGTAGTGTACTGTACTTCTTGTAGATGAAGAGGAGTCTTCAACAATACACAAGTGTTGGTCTACTTCAGCCATCCACTTAGCTGTAGATGGTGTACTTATCTCGAAGTAATGGAAAGTTCTGCCTGAGCCTGTCCCATCAATATGAAAGTGGGCTAGCTTAGCATTACCGCTAGCTATGTACAGAACGCCATAATCTAATGTCGTATACCCATCAGTACCTCTAGCCAGAACAAACTGAGCTTGAGATTGGTCTGGTCTATCAAGTTCTGCAGCTAATGCAAGATTAGTTTCTGTCAGACCAGTCGGAGCATTTCTGTTTACTTGTATCCAACTTATCCCATCTTCGGAATAGTAGACACCAGATCCTACTACAGCTACAAGACCTAGTGCATATGGATACACGCCATATACAGAGTGATCTGAATTAGGTCTCGTGGAACTTTCTCCACCAAATAACTCAAAACCATTTATTCTTCTATAGCCACCTTTAAGGGATATCTCGAAGTTCCTGAGTCGTATAGCTAAACCAGGATTTGTCAGTAGGTCGAACTTGCTCATATGCAGAGCCAGTCCACCGCTACATGAGGCATAAAATGGTTGTGACTTTGCCATTACGTATATCTCACTCTGTCATCAGTAAATGATTTGACTTCTTCGCCAATCAAGTCTAACGACATTTTGTTTAGTCCATTCTTGTAGTCTGCCCTAGCTAAGTTAGCTTGTATCTCATTCTCTTTGAACTGGTGCATGTAGTACCTAGCCTTATCTAAGAGTACTGGTATGTACTTGTCTGGAATAAGGACTGTGTCATTGTATGCACTTAACTTAGTTGGTTGTACCCAAGCATTAAAATATATTTTGTAGGCTTTGTCTGGTAAGGGTGAGATACCAAGATATCTTCCATCCTTACTTTGAATTATGAATCTAGGAGTTCCATACTGAGGATCAGTACTGCCTGCATCCCATAATTCATCAGAGCTTCTGAATTTAAACCAGTCGTCAAAAGATATGAACTTAAGAGTCTGGTATTCATATGGTGCACTAGCCCCAGTTGCACCTTCCGTTGTTGCAAAGAAACTTTGCCAGTCTACTTTGCCAAAATCTGTACTAACTCCTGTAGAGCCAGTTTTTAATAGATACCACCTTTGTCCTTCAACTGTCTCTATAGACATATTGCCAGCAAAGGGATCATTGTCATTACTGTTAGTAGCCGCCAAGAATGGCCATGCTTTCTTGTAGGCACATATATCCATATATGCCCTATTGACTACATTTTTAACAAACTTCTGGATACCAACAGCAGAACCAAAGTTAGAGTTAGTTAACTCAACCTCATTACTCTCTGTCAGAAGGTCATTCACTACATCTATATAAGTGGTTCCCATAAATTCCTTATAAAGGAAAGGGGGCAATAAGCCCCCCTTCTCTAACTAATCAGCTATTAGCCGTCAGTGGTGGTGCTCCAGTATGCCATTGCAAGGGCTTCAGGACGAAGTACCTTACGACCGAATACATGCAAGCCACGAACAACATCGCTGAACGAAGACTGGTCACGGAATGATTCAGTCTGGATCAACGAGCCAGCGGTAGCGACTGCAGACATATGGCCTGCGAGTACGATACCTTCTGCGTAGGTGGCGGCAGGCATGTTGTTGGACTTGTACATAGTGAAACCACGCAGCAAGCCAGACGATACCAGACCATTTCTGATAGAGCCCTGACCAGCGTTGAAGTCTACAGACATCAGCTTGCTAGAAGCAGCAGCCAATACTTCATAGAACTTCGGACCAGCCAAGAACCATCTACCTTCTTCAGGTACGTTCTGCTCATCGAACATACGGGCAATACGGCTCATCAGATCCAACGGATCAGTTTTGCCAGTACCATAACCCAAGTATACCGACTCGTTAGCACCCAGATCCGGCAGGTCGTCAGCAGTCGCATCGTCAGCGCCCAAGATCATATCGGGCGAGGAGGCAGATACGTTAGCAACAATATAGGTCAAGATATTGCTATCGAAGGTATCTTTCAGCGAGTAAGCTGCAGACTTGGAAGCTACATCAATCCAGTTGATATGAGACATTTTCTTCTCAATGTCATCAACTTTGAATTTGAAAGCTTTTGCCTGGTCAACTACCAGAACGAGTTCCTGGTCAGTCAACTTGGTTTGAGTGGTATCCGCACCTCTGGTGTAATCATACACAGTGATGGTCGGTTCTTTGATTATATTTACGGTATCACCGAAAGCGGCAATCTCGCCAGTATAGTCAGTGTTCGTAATAGCTTCTGCAACAGAGGCTTTACGGAAGAACATCTGTACGTTTTTAGAGTATACTTCGGGAACCCAGAAGCTGTTAGTCTGGCCGGAAGTACCGGAAGCGAAGTTACTCAGGGTAGGTGAACTACCTTCTTGAAAATGTGCCATTTATTATCTCATTTTTTAAGCCACCCTAACTGTTTAAAGATTTGTTCTCTATGCTTTTCCCAGTCTTCGGTGGACAGTTTCTTAATCTCCCCAACTGACCAGACCTTGTCTTCTGGATTAGAGTTGACATCTACTGTTCTAGTAGAGATCATAACATCTGCACCATCTTGGTCATTGGTAGCCGGAGTGTCCTTTTGTTTCTGAGATTGTTCAAGATGCAACTTGTACATATTCAAAACGGCAATTGCTTTGTCTGAGTCAAAGTGATTTTCGTATGCAGATGCCTTAACATCGTCAGACTGAGTATCGACCCACTCGTGAAAGTTTACTGAGTTAGTTATCGTATTGAAATCTGGGTGAGCTTCTAAGATTGCTACTAGAGCTTCTGCTTTCCTAAGCCTAAGTTCTTTCTCGTCAATAGGTGGCTGCGAAGTTGGCTTTTCTATTTGTGCCTGAGTAGGCTGTGCCGGTGCAGGTGTATTGACATCTTGAGGCTGAACTTCTTGACCCGTTTCTGCAGGTTTTTGTTTACTCAAAGATTCAACTTGTCTTGTTAACTCTTCAACTCTCGCTTTGTAGTCTACTACAGATCTATCGTAGTGGTTCTTCAAATCGAAATATCTTTTGACATAATTATCAGTTTTCTTTGTATCACCTTCTGATTTTGCAGCCTCTTTAGGCGGTGTTTCTGAAGGAGCAGGCGCTGGTTGTTGTGTTTGCGCTTCTCGCACCTTCATTCGGTCAGGTACATACAAAGTATATGCATTGTCTCGTTTTTGATCTGGTACTTCATCATGCCATGGTTTGTGGGCATTGTATGGGTTTGGTGTTGCTCTTGTCTCAGTGTTATTACTTGTCATGTATACTCTTTGGGCTTATATACTTCTTGGTGGCGGGCTAGCACTACCCGGCAAGTTTCATAAGGTGGCCTTGAATTTGTTAGTACAGGGGGAGTCCATCCCGGAATGTAGCCCCTGCGCCACTGTATATACTGACACAGTCAATCCGTGCTAAGGGGTATGAGTGTGTGGAGTATGTACAGGTGTACTACCTCTGCCCTATATGACAAGACAGAGGTATGTACCGGCTGATTAATTGTTTTGTTCTAAACTAGATTTTACTCTTTGAGGGATATTCTTAACTGTTCCCAGAAAAGCCTGCTTCCCCTGCCATCGGTACAATTCCTGTTCCGATTGTGCCGTCTCCAGTGCCCGTAAGTCCTTCTGGGATTGCTCCTCCAGTATCTGTAGGAACACCTCCCATACCAGGGGGCTGTTGACCAGCACTTGTAGTATTTCCGCTTGCTGCTTGCGCATTCTGCATTCCCATTATTGCTGCTGCTATCTTGGCTTCGTCGGTGTTATTCAGAAGCTCTGCTGGATCAAGATCCAAGCTTACTGCAAGTTCCTTGATTAGTGTAGGCAGTTTAACATAAGGGGCTATAGCAGGATTTGCTACAGTGTTGAGAAGCATAGTCAATCTCTGACTTCTTACTTCTTTCTGCATTATTGAAGAAGTGCCAAGAGCTTTAACCTCTAGGTCAATTCCTTCAATTAAGTCACCTTCATAGTACTGCATATTCCAGTGGTAGAACCCTTCACCCAATCCTTTCAGAAGTGCGTCAATAGATTTTACTACTGTCTTGATGTTTAAGCTCGCAGCTCCCATTAGCATTGACATGCCAGCAGCAGTACGAGTTGTACTTTGAACACCAGTTTGACCATGTGAGTAGCTAGGTATGCCAGTTGACTCGTCAGAAAACTGTCTGAACTTATCTACCATCATCATGTTCTGCTGTGTAGTATTCGGAATCTGAAGTGGGTAGATAGCCTGTCCAGGCATCCCACCTTGTCTTCTGAATACTTTGCCAGGGTACATTCTCATGTCCTGACCATCTACTAACGCGCTCTCATCTACGTCAAAGATGACGTGGCCAGACAAAGCTAAGTTGTCTATAGCCATTCTTGAGTGAGCATTAATAATCTGTTGTGAATCCTCCATATTCTCAGGTACACCGATACCGAAGAAGCTGTAAGGATTGTGTTCGTAGCAAGCCGATTGGAATGGCATACGAACTGGCTTGAACGGGTTAACTGCTGCTCTAAGTAGTCTGTTACCACATATCCAAGCGTTGATCTGTATCTCGTCTAAGTTACCAATACTGTCAGGTAATTTAACTCCAACATCTCTAAGAGACTCGGCATCCATTACTCCCCAGTACTCAAGTACCTCATATCTATCATGAGAGTTTCTATCCCCATTCTCTTCGCCTGCTTTAAGGCTTATCTCATGTGGTCTACTCTCATAGTTAGGTTTATCTGCCAGTGCACCATCAATCTCTTTCTTATCGAAGAGTGGCTGTCTAGCAAGGTTCCTTAACTGACTTCTATTTAACTTTCGTCTACGGATGAAGAATTGACATTCATCAATACAAGTAGCGTTAGGATCAGGGTACGCATCCCATACGCTTACAAATTCAAACCTAGGTACTTTAACTTCTTTGCACTTGTACTCCCTCTTGCCATCTTCTCCAGAAGACCAAGCATGGAGTTCTTTGTAGTAACTGAATGGCCCTTGGGATATCCCAGTACCAAACAAGCACATCTCAAAGATGATCTTGCAAAGTTCTTGTACAGCGTTTGATTCATCCAGTTGATCGTAAATCAACTTCTGCATTTTCCTCGCGGCTTCTTTCGCCGTTGCCCTTTGGGCATCTTGAGGATTAACTGCAGGGCCAGGCTTAAGAGGGGTTGGTTCAGGATCTTTGAATCCGAATATTCTCTTTAAGCTTGAAAAGGTCGAACCGGGAGGAAGGACATTTCCATCTTCTTTGTATCCCACATTAGGGAGGTTTAGGTTAAGGGAGTCCTCTTCTACCTCCGGTTCGTTTACTCCTATATGTTCGTACTCATAGGTTCCTTCTGGTATCTCTGTCTCTTGGATACCTATCGGGAACTTATTACTTCCAAACACAATCTCTATCAACTGCCCATAAGCAGCCAATACTTTAGTCTTAGTGATCTTGATAAAGACCCGAGACTTCTCATCTTCTCTGAACTTTACAGTCTTGCCATAGACGCCCCTAAAGCTATCATATGCCTTGACCATCCTAGCCTCATGAGGAGCTTTGGCATCAGACGATTCTTGGAATCTAGTTCTGATAGTCCTTACGAGGTTGCTTACTTTAGGTTCATCAAGTTTAAGTCTTGGACCTTCAGATGTTCCTTCGTAGATGTAGTTGGCGTTAGCGCCAGATGGCCTTGTGATTAGCCGGTTTTCTTTATCGTCCATTAGTAACCTGTGTAGGGATCTGCTGGTATATAAATTTCAGACTTATGCCTAGCCATCCTTGCTTGGATTCCTTCTCGTCTAGGTCTGCTCATAATCATATACCTTAGAGCATCATAAGCATGGTCGTCTACATTAGTATCGACGTCTTCTGGGTTATGTTTATCTAACGGTATGCCAGAGATCTCTCTGATTAAGTTAACACAGTTGGCTGTTATGATTAGTGATGGCTTACCACCCTCTCTCGTTCGCATCCACTCATGTACTTGTATCTTACCGCCTATTCTATTCTTGTCTGCCCTTCTAAGTTTGTGCCCTGCTCTGAGGAGCACTTCGCCTTGAGTTGGACCTGTATGTCCTGTCCTAGCAAAGCACTGACCATCTATGACTCCATAGATAGATCTAATCTCGTTAGACTCCATCTCATGCATTCTAGCTGCCAACTGAGATGGCTCAAGTCCTTTAGCGTAGAGTTCCCGGTACACTATAAGTGTCCCATCATCTGGATCAATAGCTCCCCATAATACACAGGCAGGAGCACTGTATCCATAGTCTACTGACTTCACTCTCTCCCAGTATGCAGGTATCTCGAACGGGAGTACAGTATGTATGTTCTTGTTGAACTCAGGGAATGCTACACCATCGTGTATATCCCAGTTACCTTCAAGGAGTCTTTGCCTCTCAATCTCAGGGAGAGATCTGAGCATCTTCTCGTACTGGCCATCTTTGAATAGCGAAGGGTTGTCACTTAACTTAGCAGGAATGAACTTCCTAGTTAACCCACCAGATTCAAATGGTGTATTAGGATCTGCTGGTTCGATATACCTCTTCTTAACCCATGCATGACCTACACCACCAGGGTTGGCAGTACATCTCATGTAGCATTCTATGTTAGGGTTAGTAGTACGAAGACGTGATGCCAAGTAGTTCCAAGGGAATTCTGTTGGCAGGTGAGTGATCTCATCAAACCCTATCCAAGTGAATGATCTACCTTGGTACTGGTATACATCTGAGTCTTTCTCTAGGTAGCCAAAGTATCCTTTAGCCCCACTAGGAAACTCCCAAGTTCTCTTCTGCTGATTGAACTTAGCTCCGGGGTAGGCTATAGGGTATAACTCCCTTGACTTGTCAATCAGTTCTTCTAATTCATTTAAGGTTCTACGTAGTATCAGGAACCTATGTTCTTTCTCGTGTATATACCTCAGTGGATCTACCAACATGGCGTATGATTTACCACCACCTGCTGCACCACCGTATAGTACGTCCTTCTCAGGAGCTGCCAAGAATGCAGTCTGAGGACCGGGATGAGGTTTAAAGGCAACGCTAATATCTTCGCTCTGAATTTGGTCTGCAATAGAGTAATGCAGATTAAGAACTTTCTCCGCTTCGAGAACTGCAGAGTAGTTTGCCTTACCTTGAGCAGCATCTATTCTTTTGGCTGCATCAATTTCATTCTTAAGCTTTTCTCTCTTGTGATAGAGTTTAGCTTTCTCTACCTCAACTTCTTTTGCTTTCTTGTTGAGGACAATCTTAGCCTCATTGATCTTTCTGCGTTGAGCCCTTCTGGCTTTCTCTTTAGAGTGCAGGTTGTACTTACCACCTGCTTTGTTGCCAGCCCTCTTCCTTGGGGTTCCATCCTTTTTGAGAATGAAATTGCCGAGGGCATCACGCAGATAAGATTCTGGATTAGACTCCCAATCCTTCAAATTGACTTGTGGTTGGGTTTGGTCTTGATTGGTTTCGTTTAGCAAGTTGTTTTCTAAGTCCTTCATGGCTCATCTTCTTGCCAGTCTCATTAGTGATCCATTCGCTGGCTTGTCTGAGAGAAAGGTTGCCATTCACGACATGGTCGAGGGCTTCATTCAATTTAATCTTTTCTGCGTCGTCTTTGTACTTAGTCATCTTTGTCTACATTTGTTTTGGAGGGAAGGATGATTAAGCCAGTCTTGACTTCCCCAGTCAAGTCAACCTTCTCAGTCTTGGGGTTGGTCCTGTCTAGGATTAACTGAGCAGCTTTAAGCTTGGCCTCTACCTGAGTGATAGGGGTGTCTGAGTCGAGGACTTCACCTAGCTTAAGGGCTGCTTTAATAGAGGTCCGTGCAAGGATGCTATTCGCAGTTTCGATTAGCTCATCCTTGACGGAGTCTATTAATTCAGATGGGTTAGTGTGTCCGGTAGCTTTAGCCGCCTTAAGGGCATCACCACCGAACTCACTAACTACCGTGTCTAAAAGTTTACGCTGAAAAGGAGAGTATACCTTTGCCCTTGGCTTAGTCGGGGTATAAGTGTCTAACTCTGGTCTTCCAGTCATTCTCTATTCTCTATTGTCTTAATTTGCTTTAGGGGATCTGGTGAGTACCTGAACCCTTGCAGTACCTGAAGTATACGCAGACCATTTAAATCTTAACGCCTTAGCAGGTAAGGGTGCCAATACCTGAGCCGAGGCCGTCAAGGCTGACAGTCCAGTATAGGCTATGAAGTTACCTTCTTCTTGGATGCCTTCACTAAAGGTGTCACCTTTTACTGAAGAGGAAGCTTCCACAGAGAAAGTGCCAGCACCGCTGATATATGCACTAATCAGAAACTTGAAGTCATCACCATACTTGTTGACATCTACCTCAAGGGTGGCTGATACACCACCATTGGCTGCTAATGTGCCAACTTTAACTGTCGATGCTGTACTGCCAGTGGTAGATACCCCTGTGACAGTTTTAAAATATTTAGTGCCAGTAGCAGTGGTGGCATTGCCTCCAGTGATAGTATTGCTAATAGTGACGCCATCTGCATCAGTACCTGTGATAGTGAAGGTAATACCTGAATCGTTACCTGCGGAGGTAATAGTTACTTTCTGTGCTTGTGCCAAGGTTGCCACTGACGAGGACACCAAGGCACCATTGAGGGTTAATGCACCTGAACCAGATTTAGACTGGGACGCACATACGCCATCATCATCATCGGTAAGGGCAACCATTGAAATAGTTTTTCTTTCCATTCTAGTTTTCTCTTGATTGGTTATTATCTAAGACTGCCCTTAAGTATACCTACGTATGTCTAGTATTGATTACCACCACCTAAACACCTCATCTCTTCGAGATATATACATACGTATACATATTGAACCAGTATGGTACTATACTTGAAATTTGACAATTTTGTGCCAAATATTTTCATTTTCATTAAAAATAGTTTACACCCCTAGGTGATGGCCTAGGATAAAATCTTCCAGATCATACAACTCCGTTGATATACCTAGGTATACTCTCAGCATCATTCATTGCATTCATTGCGTCAACCTTTTCGTACCCTCATCGTATCCTCTGGTATATCCCTAGTAAATAAGTTGACAGTCAGTAAGAGTTATTTTAGAAAGTTGACAGTCCAATATTTGTCAACTTATCGGGGAAGGGAGCCATATATTTCGACCCCCCGGCATGGCCCCTGCCCGTCCCGTTAATGCCTCGTTAATGCTAGGCATGTACGTTAATGAATTGTTAAGGATTGCTAGGTTGACAGCCTGGAAGATGAGAATGGTTCTCATTTGTGTACCCTTAACCTACTCTCCCTGGAATTTTCCCACCCTGGAAAAGCCAGCAATATCAGACACTTGCCAACATATCCTGATTATTAACATTCAATCATCGGGATATTCTCCCTACCATACCGGGATATTCTCCCTTTACACTGGCCTATCCTTTGTGCTAATCGCGCATGCGCCTAGGGGAAAGATGCACTCCCGACACAAATACCCGATACCCTGGAACTGCCTAGGACATACCCGGACAAGGCTTAGGCTGGAGTTCCCTACTCCCAACATACCTTACCCTGGTATTGCACCAAACTAATGCAAAATTATTCCCTTGATAATCAATAGCCTATCCCTACTTGCTACCATATTTCCGGTATTAGATGTAAAGTATCCTTGGCATTTTACCCCTATTTTGCACCAGAATAGTAATCACTAACCATTTTTGGCACACTTTTGGTGCATTCTTAGGCTGTACCCTGTCCCTTTGAAAGTACCCTGGAATTTGTGCCAAAATTTTATTTGCCAATGGAATCAAGGGCTTAGGTGCTATCTAGTACCCTGGTCCTGTAGTTGGCATACGGCTTGCTTTGTTTACGGCGAGGGTTGCTAGTCCGGCTTATCCCTCACTGGCTCGCAAGGCTGGCATAAGGACAAAACCAGTACACTGCCGGGGGCTTTTGCAGGCCCTCTATATGGCTAGACTACTTCATGGGGTTTGGCCTTAGGAACTGGTGCGACATTAGGGCGCTAATGCTTTCCTATTGCTTTTCCGGTCATGCTGGATATAGGCGAAGCATAACATAGTGTCCGAGGCATGGTCAGGATATGATCAATTAGTCGCACCGTATTTAGTCCGGTAAGGTGGGGGTAGCGCATTAAAACACTAGGCAAAGAACGTCTAATAACTTTGACTAGACACTAATCCTGACAGTGATTGATTAGTGGGGCTGTGCCATAAGGCATGGTTAAGTGTAGGCCAATGACAACGGGGTGAAGCCGTGGCCTAGACTTTTTGCAGGGTAATCACAACCGAATGAGGTATGGTCATATGACTACTGAGGCTCGAAAGGAAAAGCAAAGGAAGAAAAGAAGATTAAAGAGACTTTGGCGCAAGGTTGACAAAGTTTTAAAACTGACCGGCAAAGATGATTGCTCAAGCCAGTTTATTGCTAGTCACTCAAGCCCGAAGCAAGGTAAGGTTGTAACGGCTTGGAGTAGGACGGCGTCTGGTTGCGAGTTAATGCAGCCAAGTAAAGGAAGGAAAAAGGTAAAACCCAAGAACGCTTGGGGTTGCATCTTACCGGAAGGAAGCAAGGTTGACGATAACCTTGAGCAACAAAAGGAAGAATACAGGCTTAGGAAAGAGCTAGAACAAGTTAAGTAACTGACATAAGACATAATAGCCCATACCCTGGAATTGACCGGGGTATGGGCTTTTCTGTTTTCTGGGAGTAGCGAAAATGCAAGGCAACGGTGAGTTAGACTTTTATTAAGCAAAGGTAAGGCAGAATGGTATCCTCTCATAGTACACCAGTCAGTCAGTGTCCTATCTTGTCAACTGTAGTACACCATAACAGGATATGGGAAGTGATAAGCCATAAGCCGGATGGGATAACTCTTGTCATACTCAATGGGCAAGAGTCAGTCAAAATTCCAGGCGATACGGAAGTTATACCTTTATAAAGTAGGTGACACCAACTACAACATTTTAAGAGTGTTGTAATTAGTGTCAACCAATGACACTTGGCCCATCACATTGATGGTTATCCTTACTATAGGAGTAGTCTGTATGTCGAAAGCAAAAGTGGAAAACAAAGATGTCTTGAAGTATGTCCTGCCGGAAGATGGCAATGGCTTGGACAAACTGATTGAATCTGCCTTCAAGCTGGAGCAAAAAGGTCGTGAAGCAATCCAGATTGCACTTGTAGGTATTGCATGGCATGCGTGGAAACATGGTGACTGGACACCTGTCAAGAAGCTGCTTGATCCTGACAATGGCATCAAGACTGGTCGCAAAGGTGCGATCGAATGGGCCAAGAAGTTTATCGGTCTGAAAGAAGTTCCCAAAATGAAGGACGGCAAGCCTTTGAAAGCCACCGAACTCGGCGGGTTTATGGGTGCTGCCCATATCGAAGCCAATTTCCAGGCTGCAAAGACTACGATGTACTGGACGCTTGGCCGTGAACAAGATGACTTTTTCTCGTACAACATCAATGACAAACTCCGTGATGTTGTCAAGTCTATCAAGGCTATGGAAGCTAAGATTCACGATGGCAAGTATACTCCTGAACAGATGGAAAAGATTGTTGTCAAGGCTAACGCCGATACCATCGACCTGCTGCTCAAGGCTATCCACTTTGAGGTAATCAATGGCAAGGCTGCATCGACTGAGGCTGAAGCTCCTGCACCGGTAGCAGCTGAACAGTCTGCACCTGCCCTGGAAAATCAAGCCAAGGCTGCTTAACATTTAAAGGTCTGCACCATACCCATGCAAACGTATCCCTATACCCTAGTGGTTGTGACTGATATTTAGCGGGTGTGGTGCTTGACTTATTACCAATCTGACGAGTCCTAATCAGGACGAAACACATGAACCAGATGGGACTACTTACTCAATAGGTTGACTCCATGTTAAGAGAGTTCTTGCTAATGCTAGTCACTCTGACAATAGTCGGAGTATTCCTTTTCAATTACCTTAAAGGTAGGTAAGGCATGAGTGCTTCAGTAATATGGTTAATCATCGCCTGGATTGTCATGATCCCAGTGGTATGTGCGTTCTTTTATCATTGGATTGATTTCAAATTTACCCCTTCTATATTCTTCGCATTAGCATGGCCAGTCACTATAGTATTCTCCCTTATCGTGTTTGCTTGTGCTTTATCGTGTGACTACGTAGAGAAGAAATGGCCTAGATAAACAACGCCCGTATGGTGAAACCTGGTAGACACAGGGGACTTAAAATCCCCCGTCGTAAGGCGTATGAGTTCGAGTCTCATTGCGGGTACCACGTAATTAACAGGAGAAATACTATGAGTGATGAATTAAAAAATGCTTTGGCAGGTGCTCTCAACTTCTCTATTGAAGCTCTCAAAGATACAAAAGATTTCCTTGCCGCTGAGATTCCAGATGTGGCGAAGCAATTCCTTACATGGGTTGTTGTTAAAGGAATTATTTCAGGTTTTATCTGGTTTATTATTTTTATATCAACTTTTATTTATACAAGAAAATTTTTAAAAAGCATACCAGAGAAAGGAAAGGTAAGTTGGTCTTATGATAATACTGGAGTTATTGGAGCACCACTTGTTATTCCAACAATTGCTCTAGTTATATCTTGGATGTTAACAGTGTTTTCTCTTGGGCTTATTAGTGATTTGTTTAATGGTATCTACGCATTGGTTGCACCAAAGGCATACCTCCTCCAATACCTGATGGAAACTGTCAAGAAGTAATTCAACAGAACCCCCTGTCATCCTCCTATGTAATCCCAAAGAGTTGTAGGATGGATGGCATTGTTTAGCCGGTGCTTACATAGGCCGGCATTTTTATTTCTGGTCCAAGAGGATTTATCTATGGTACTCATTGCTTTGTTCTCATTAGTCTGGGTATTTTGTGGAGTCCTTACATATGGATTTTCTTTAGCATATTTCCAAGGGCATTGGCCTGAGATAGCTAAACAAGATTACTTACGTGATTGCGCGTATGCTTTTGTCCTGTCTTTTACAGGTATTTACGGCCTTATTGTAATTTTAATTGAAGGTGAACATAAGTACGGACTTATGTATAGAAACCCACATAAGGAGTAACCTAATGCTTGCACTAATAATTTTGTGGTGCACTTTCGTATCTCCTATATGTGTCTTCATGATTGAGAGAGAAAGAAAGAAGGCTCTTAACTTAATGATTCAATTTGAGGAAGGACAAAATGTCAATCAAAAATAAAAAGAAAAAGTTCGTTATGCCATTTAACTTTGGCGATGTTGTCAAGAATAAAGAAGATGGTAAAGTACATATCATTAATGAAATTAATATGTGTCAGCTACTTAATTTTGAATGGGAATACTCAACTAATTTAGGTGCTTGGTATTCTCATGAGGACTTTAAACTAGTAAGGAAGGCTGACGAAAAATCTATAAGGAAATTAGTAGAAGACATGAAAGAGGAGTATGGTGATGAATGGTAAGGCCAAGATTTGCCCGGATTGTAAGCGATACGAAGCACCTACTTCAGGTGATGCCATGTCCCCATTCTGTTGGAAGAAATCAACAGGTGATGCAACAGATTGCTTACAATCCCAAGTCCGCAATCTCAGCGCAATGGTAGGAGAGTTAATGCAGAAGCCTCAAGAGCCAGCCACCTACACCCAAATCAACTACGACTGGCAGCGCATCATTGATGACAAAATGCATTGTGAATTTTCGGATGATGGCGAAGTATGGTCAAAAGAAATTTCTCCACTTAACGGTGTTGATATCCATTATGAGTTCCCGTTTCGGAGGATTAATATCAGCTGGAAATACTGCCGGCCAATCTTACCAAAGCCTATCGTCGGGCAGATCGCGAAGCATTATGGGGGAGAGTGTCCTGTTACTGATGATCGTGTTGTGTTGGTGAGGCTCCGTGGAAGAGATAAATGGTTCATGTATATAGCTGACCAATTAAACTGGACACATGAGAATACTACTGGAGATGTCATCGAATTTATCCTGCTGCCTGATGGCGTGAGGATATGAAGATTGTAAAATTTAAAGACAATAAATATGGAGTTAGTCTATGACTACTGTAATCAAACAATGTACCTGTCAACATAAGTACCAAGACTCTAAGTATGGTACTGGCATGAGGGTCATGAATCAAAAGGCTAAGAAAGAAAGACAGCCAACAGTATATAAATGTACTGTCTGTAAGAAAGAACATCAATAATTAAAGGGCCATTAGCTCAGTTGGTTAGAGCAAAAGACTCATAATCTTTTGGTCGCAGGTTCAAGTCCTGCATGGCCCACCAATTACAGGAGATATATACATGCTGATACTAGAAATAGGTAATAGAATTTATTGTCCTAAGTTCTTTAACTTCTCGGCAGGGGAGCTCCACACTAACCTGTCTTTTATAGACAGTATCCCTGACAACTCCTTGGTCAGGTTGAAGACATTAATTAAATCATCCGATGATTTGATGAAGTTGATGTTGGTAAATAATGCACTCATTAATATGAACCCTACACTTCAAAGGGTTTTAGAATTGAGGTATATGCCATACTCTAGGCAAGATAGGGTGTGTGCACCAGGTGACCCTTATAGTTTAAAAGTAATGTGTGATATCCTGCATACAGGGGAATTTAATAGAATTAATGTAGATGATTTACATTCCACAGATGCTTACACATATCTTGATAACCTCTTTCAAAAAGAGCAGTACAATCTCATTGGAGATCTTTTCCCTGTTTTAAGATATAGAATCCTCGGCCTACTAGAGGGAGGATTATGTTTCGTATCACCAGATAAAGGTGCTAGAGGGAAAGTAATTAAGAGTGTAGAAGAACTTGGCCTCCAAGATACTTGCCCTGTGATATGTCTTAATAAAGTAAGGGACACAACTAATGGAAATATTACAAGGTTGGAACTATCTGATAAGCTTGATGCAGCATATCTTAGAGGTAACCAAGTAATCATCACAGATGATATATGTGATGGAGGGAAGACATTCATAGAGGCTGCCAAACTTCTTAAGGAGTGTGGAGCTACAAAAGTTATACTGTATATAACACACGGTATATTCTCTAAAGGATTTGAAGAACTTGACAAATACATAGATGAGTACTATGTGTATAACTATATTGGTAATGGACCAATCAAATCAGCAAAACCACTAACAGTAGCAACTAATAAATAAGGAGTTATTAATGTTTAACACAAGACCTGTATCAGCTATTGACTTCTACAAAGCAGATCATCGTCCTCAGTATCCTGATGACACTTCGTTAGTATACTCCAACTTCACGCCGAGATCAGCAAGACTGGGCAAGGTACTTAAACAATACTACGACAATACTGTTGTTGTGTTAGGTATCAGGGCAGTATGCAAAGCATTGCTTGTTGATCTTTGGAGAGATAACTTCTTCTCCAAGCCAAAGAACGAAGTGGTTGGACATTATAAACGTAGGCTTGACAACTCACTCGGCAAGGACGCAGTAAGTGTGAAGCATATCGAAGCACTGCACGATCTTGGATACCTCCCGGTCAGGGTTAAAGGGTTGAAAGAAGGTAGCTTCTGTGGTTTGAATATCCCAGTCCTCACCATTCAGAATACAAAGCCCGAGTTCTTTTGGCTCACTAACTATCTTGAACCTTCACTCTCATCCTGTTTGTGGAAGTTCATGACAAGTGCAACTATTGCTATGCAATACAGGCGTATCCTTGAGAGATGGTGTGCTCATACTGGCGGTACTCCTGGGTTTGTACCATTCCAAGCCCATGACTTTTCTTACCGTGGCCTGTCTGGTTTTGATGACGCGATAATGAGTGGCCTTGGTCACTTAGTATTCTTTACAGGATCTGATAATGTTCTCGCAATTGATGCAGCAGAAGATTACTTTCGTGCTAACTCTGATAAAGAATATATCGCAGGCTCAGTACCTGCTACTGAACATAGTGTTATGTGTCTTGGCACTGAAGATGGTGAGCTTGAAACATATAGGAGACTGCTTGCTGATGTATACCCATCAGGTCTTGTCTCTATTGTATCTGATACTTGGGATTATTGGGATGTAATCTGTAACCATATCCCATCACTCAAAGACTTAATCATGGGAAGGGATGGCAAGTTTGTAGTTCGTCCTGATAGTGGCGATCCAGTAAGGATCATTGCTGGATATCTGCCAAGCGAACTTATAAGAATTGGCCATAAATTTTATTCTCCTGATGGAGAGAAAGAATTAATGCCTTGTGAGATTAAAGGTAGTATCCAATGTCTGTGGGAAACCTTCGGTGGTACTGAGACAGAGAAAGGATTCAGAACATTAGACTCTCATATTGGTTTGATTTATGGTGATAGCATCACTCTCGAAAGGGCCGACAAGATCCTTGAGATCCTTGCAGCTAAAGGATTCTCAAGTGATAACGTAGTCTTTGGTGTTGGGTCATACACATACGAGTATGTGACTCGTGATACTTTTGGGTTTGCAATGAAGGCAACATTCGGTGTTGTGAATGGAGTGCCTCGAAATATTTACAAAGATCCTAAGACAGACGGTGGTGTCAAGAAATCAGCCAAAGGATTGCTGATGATTACCAAAGATGACAAAGGCAATTATGTATTGCATCAAGAAGTTACGCCAGAGCAAGAGGCTCAAGGTGAGTTGAAGATTGTGTTTGAGGATGGTGTATTGTATGACACCACTACTCTTACTGAGATTCGTGAGACTGCTATCTCATACTTGAGGAAATAACATGAGACATGTAGACAGAGTTGGAATATACTTGACACTTGCCCTTGTATTATTCTCTTACATACCAAAGATAAGTCAAGACAAGGTAGAGAAAAACCTGGCTGAAGGTTCCTTTCAAGGCAAGATTGTCCAGGTTAAAAGCTCTGGCCAGATCATCAAAGCAGAGGTAAGTGAGATCATACTCCCAGATGAGGATAGTACTATCTGTGCAGTTGCTCTCACTACTACAGATTCAGTTAGCATTTCTTGTGACTGGAAACAATCAGTAAGGGTTACTAGACAACAACCTAAATAGGTACTCAGTATGAGTAAGGTAATGTTTGCATTGCTTTGTCTGGCTTATATACTGCTACTTGTAGTCGCAGACATATGCGCATTCTACTTAGGATACTACATGATGTACCATATTAAGTATGGTCCAGACATTGGTATCATAGTATGGCTCTTAGGAATAGCAATAGGAGTGGTAATAATTACAGAATGTTCTAGGTGTTACGATACCTATAAAAGTTTTTCTTGAAAGAATTTTGTCGTGGCGGATTGCGCTGGTACTTCAATTGGTGAAACTATCCCAGTGCAAGTTTATTCCCGACAAAACCAAATTGCAAGTGGCGGAGTACGCGGGTACTTCATTGCTAACGAAACCTGTCCGTGTACGTTTATTCCCTTGCAATCTTTTTAATGGCCGATGGCGTTCAGTGCGGTTACTTCAACGTCTATGAAAACTTACTGTACTGGTTTATTCCTCGGCCTCCCTACCTTTGAGGAGAGTACCTATGAAGATCAATACAAAGAACAACTCTGTTCATCTCACTCATGAAGGTGGACAAGCTAGGCGTATCACTGTCGAACAGCAACTCGAAAGATCTGTTATGTCTTGTATGTTGTTTGAGAATGAGAACTACGAGAATGGGCAGGAGATCTCAGACAGAATCTTGGATCTCGCAGCTGCATGTAAGACTAAGTTTGTTGCAGACTTAGCTGTCAAGTGTAGGACTAAGTTTAATATACGTCATGCACCTTTACTGCTGCTCACCTCCCTTATAAAAAGGGGTGGTAAAGAAGTTGGTGATGCTATCTACAATACTATTGGTCGTGCAGATGAGATGGCTGAGTTGATTGCAATGTACTGGAAGTACAATCCCGACAAGGGGTTAACCAAGCAGATGAAACTTGGCATCTCTCGTGCATTCGGTGAATTCAATCAATATCAATTGGCGAAGTATGACAGAAAAGATGCTCAGGTTAAGCTCAGAGATGTCTTGTTCTTGACACACCCTAACCCTAATAAAGAGAAATGGAATGTCAAGGAAAGAGAAGAGTTGTATAAGTTGATTGCGAATAATCAACTACCTCCTCCCAATACATGGGAGTCAAGACTCACTGCTGGTGAGAATAAGAAAGATGTATTCACTGACTTACTTAGTACTAAGAAGTTAGGTTACATGGCATTGCTCAGGAACTTGAGGGGTATGAATGAGGCTGGCGTAGACCACTCATTAATCAAAGATTCTATCCTTAATGGTGAGCGTCAGAATGTTTTGCCATATAGGTTTATAGCTGCTGCTAGACATGCTCCTATGTTTGAGCGTGAACTGGATGCTGCCATGGTTAAATCAATGGCGTTCTTAGATCAGCTTGAAGGAAATAACGTAGTATTGGTCGATGTATCTGGATCTATGGAAGATAGATTATCTGGCAAATCAGATTTAACCAGACTAGATGCTGGTTGCGGATTGGCTATCCTCTTGTCTGGTATGTGTAAAAATCTCAGGGTGTTTACATTCAGTAATGATCTCGTTGAAGTACCAGCAAGGCAAGGTATGGCATTGGCGGATTCTATTAACAGATCACAAAGGCATGCCAGCACAAAACTTAAGCTGGCACTGACTGAGCTTAACTCTAAAGTAAACTATGACAGAATCATCGTGATAACAGATGAACAATCAAGTGACGGTATCATTAATCCAAAAGGAAAAGGTTATGTAATCAATGTAGCTTCAGCTAGAAATGGTGTAGGTTATGGTAAGTGGGTTCATATTGATGGCTTCTCAGAGGCTGTTGTAAATTACATCAGACAATTAGAGGAGTCAAACTTTGCAGATTAAAAGAGAGGTTTTAAATGAGCGTTAAAACAATTGTTTCATTGGTCCTTGGGTTCTTTGGGCTTATTCTTGTATTGGCGTTGCAGCCATTCAAGACAGTCAGTACTGGATACCGTGGTGTTGTCACACAATTTGGCGCTATCAAAGGTATCGAAGAAGAGGGTCTTGTCCTTCTCCCTCCCTGGAAATCACTCAATCAGTTCAATGTCCGTGCTGAACAAGCAGACATTGAGAATGCTGAAGGTAGTACCAGCGATACTCAACCAGTACGGGTAAGCTTGACTGTCCGATACAACATCAGCCCAGACAAGGTTGCTGAAGTATTTGAGAAGTACAGTCGTGATGGTGACCTGTCATCATATGTACAGACAGCAACCCAAGAAACTTTCAAAGCAGTCACTGCCAAGTATACTGCTACTGACTTGATCGCCAAGCGTAATGAAGTCTCCTCATCAATCAAAGAGTTACTTGCCACCAAGCTTTCAATGTATGGTGCTAACGTAATCAATATTGACATGAAGAGTTTCTCATTCTCCGAGACTTACATGGCAGCAATCAATGACAAGGTAACTCAAGAGCAGAAACGATTGGCTGCCGAGAACCGAGCAAAGACTGCTGAAGCTGAACAGAAAGTTAAGGTAGTAACTGCTGAAGCTGAAGCTAATGCAGCAAAAGCTAAGGCTGATGGTGAAGCATATGCTAATCTGAAGGTTGCTACTGCCCAGGCTGAAGCATTGAAGATTCAGAATGCTGCCCTTGCACAGAACAAAGATGTCCTTGAACTTCGTCGTATCGAAGTAGAGATGGCTCGTGCTGAGAAATGGGATGGCCGTCTGCCCCAAAACATGTATGCGAATGCTCCTATTCCATACTTCCCAATCAACCAGAAGTAATCTTCTGCCAATTTAAAAGGTAAGTGCTATGAGAACTCTCTATAAATTCTCCCCTGTTGTTAGGGATAACATTGACTTTGACAAGATTGCTGCTGACCTCACATGCAGTAAACCAATTGCAATTGTCAGGGACTCTAATGGATTGGTGGATATTGTAATCCATAAGTCAATACAATTCGCGTCAGATAGTAAAAAGAGGGATATTCTTTTTGAAGATGCATTGTTAAATATTGACGACAACATGAATATCTTCCGAGATGTTGGAGATTTAAAGTACACAATGATTAATTATGTATCTGAGAAAAAGATCGAAGATATTAAATCTCTTGTTAAGAATATCCGTGATGCCAAATGGCCTGATCTTTACAAGAAAGCAAGTGAAGTAACCGTCATCATCCCTAGTCTGTAATCTAATACCAGGTATTGTTCTATATGGATTCTGATAAAGCCTCAAATGAACTTGCCGTAGCAGTCAATACTAATGCTAGTTTATGGCATATGGTTTACCTAGCTTGTAAGTTTCTAATACATATTATGGTATGTGTAGAGAAACTAGACAGAAAGATTAACAAAGACTCTGGTAGAGCTATCAGGCTAAGAAGAATACCAAGCAACAATCCAATGAAATAACTGTCCTCGTAGCTCAGATGGATAGAGCAACAGCCTTCTAAGTTGTCGGTCGGGGGTTCGAATCCCTCCGGGGACGCCACTTAACTATGGGTATCTTAGGAGCATATGGTACAGCTAACGAGTTTAATACTTCGGTATTAACAGGTTTAGTATACATATGGTTGGATCGTACCCAACATACCCTCTCTTTTTATTCATATGGAGTAGCATATGTCCGAGCATTCCGTAAATCTTTACGCTAATAAGTCTGGTATTGTTACTCTTAATCCAGAGTCAGACACAAAGTACAGGGCCAGGATAGTACATGGCTCATCACATGCGACTATATTTCATCATGATGGCGGATCATCTACCTTTTCTAATGGAGTACACACAAGAATTCCTATCAGGAGTAATCTGCTAACCTGTGTTCAAATGGATATATCTAATTGCACTAGAAGACTAGGGTAATGTATGGCTAAAGTAGATGAGAAGTTTGTCTTAGACAACTACAAAAATTTATTATATAATCATAACAAGAATTTCTCTCAAAGATCTGTCCCGTCTGTAACTACGTTAAATACTGAGTATAGTTTTGGAAGTACTGCAGAGATATCCTTTATATCAAAAGGTGTCAAAGGTGATGTAAATTATTTTCATAGTCCTAATATTGCCTGTCATGCAGGATTAAATACAAGACAGGTTCAAGAACCTCATGCGATATTATCTTCAATAGTTAATATACTGAGAGAGCATACCACATATGACAAGGAATGTTATGACAATGTCCAACGTGCATTCATTGAGTACTTTGTCAACAGAAGTCCATACAAAGATCTATTCATGATAAGAGATGTAGATGAGATCATATCATCTCGTGCATTTCTTGTTAGGACTGATGTCCCAATTAATCTTCTAGCTTCCTGCCTTATAAGCTCAAGACTTATAACTGAGTATCCTTATAAAGCATGTGCGTTTTATGACTTCATCAAACATGGAATGAATGAAGACATGGCATTCCTAACATCATGGATGTATAATTCATCATCAGATTCTAACGTATTTTATATAGTGTCTGGCACGATTGGACATACACCTATGACTCCTAGCTTTTTCGATAGAAAGTCATTGAGGTCATTCTTAACACACACTCCTATAAATCCTTCAAAAGAATTGTACATAGACTGCACAAAATATAATAATGTACATACCTTATACAATAGCAGGCCAGAGGAATATGGTGACTCTTGTACAGATAAAATAACCTACGCTAGTTATCCCATAAAAGAAAACTTAGGGATATACTACTATATGCTTGAGTCATATTTCAGTAAGTATGATGGTACAAGGCATGTAGTAGTCGTAAATAATAACCCATTTAAAAATAAACAGTCTGGGATTGGTAAGTACAGATTGTCCAGTAACCTTAAAAAGACTCCAGAAGTATTGGATCAACTATCAAAATCAGCCAACCAAGTAATGGAGGATGTGCTTAATGAAAAGTAAAGTATTTATAGTTGGTAAACACCCAGGCCAGGTAGGTCATATGTTTACCTCAAGAGGTTTTGAACTGACGGATGACCTTGCTGCAGCAGATCTTGTTCAGTTCACTGGTGGGTCAGATGTGAATCCACTCCTGTACAACAGGTTGAAACACTCAAGAACACACGTAGATGAAACTCGTGACAAGTTTGAGGTTGTCATGTTCCACAATGCCAGGGTCTTTAATAAGAAGATGGCAGGCATATGTCGTGGCGGTCAATTCCTTTGTGTCATGGCAGGTCATGAATTGTGGCAAGATGTAGACAACCACAACAGGGGTAGCCATCAGGTAAAAGACAAAGAGACAGATGTTGTTGTCAATGTCACATCAACCCATCACCAGATGATGCGCCTGAAGAAGGATGGTCCAGAAGCAGTTGTTATAGCTACTGCAGATCATCTGTCCTCTTACAAAGAGGAAGTTGACATTGAAGGATATGAGACAGTACATAGGAAGGTTAATGATATGGGAGAAGATTTGGAAGTTGTCTTTTTCCCAGGTGATAAATCATTATCCTTCCAGCCACACCCGGAGTATGCATATAACGAAGCTTGTACAAACTATTACTTCTATCTGTTGGAGAAATATTTAGGTGTTAAATGAGTATTCATTTTTGCGGCTTAATAGCTGACGATATAGACATTATCAACCACGTAATCCAGTATGGGAGTATTGGAATCTATGAGTGACAAGAAGATAAACAAGCTGTTTGTGTACGGCACGTTGATGACCAAGTGCCGTCATCTTACATTCCGAGGAACTAAGTACATTAAGGAGGCACAGATTGTAGGTACGCTTCTTAATGTAGGTAGCTTCCCTGGGTATATCACCACTGGTGACACTGTCATTAAAGGTGAGTTGATTGAGTTTGAAGATGGTGCTCTTGCAGACTTAGATCATTATGAAGGTTTCCGTCATGATAACCTGAGTAACTCCTTATATGTAAGGACTCTTACGAAGACATCCGACGGTGATGATTGTTACGTATACGTATTCAATCAAGTACGTAATAACCCAGTTATCCAATCTGGTGACTGGACTAAACGATAATCAAAGGAGCTAATATGTCAGTAGTTATCTTACGTCGGCCTAAGTTAGGCAGAACTTCAGCAAAAGAAATCAAGAATTTGATGCGTACACGTGACGTATCTGTTGTTCGGCATGACAGAGATCCTCTACCTAACAATCCTAATGTACTTATCCGTTGGGGTTGTACTGCTAATGCCCGTGCTGATGTTACATTCAATAGTGCGGAAGCTATTCGTCAAGTGAATGACAAGCTTGAGTTCCGCCGAACATTACAAGATGCTAATCTCTGTCCTGCAACTTGGTTCTTCACAAATAACAATAAGTTAGTGTTCGGTCATATGGATAGGTGGCCTGTGATTGTGAGACCTGCTCATCATGCACAAGGCAGGAATTTGGTAGTATGCAATAACAACAATGAAGTCCAGGCTGCTATAAGAAAGTTTGGTACTGGATATATTTCAGTCTTTATCAATAAGGTAGCTGAGTACCGCGTAGCAGTAGTCCAAGGTCGTGCTGTCTGGGTAGCTAAGAAGACTCCAGGTAATCCACAAGACGTGGCTTGGAACGTAGCCCGTGGTGGTCGATTCGATAACGTACGATTTGATGACTGGCCTTTGAAGGCTGTCAAGAAATCTATTGAGGCATTCAACTTATCAACTCTTGACTTCGGCGGGGTTGATGTTATGGTTGATGCCGAAGGAAATTGTTATATCTTGGAGATCAATAGTGCTCCAAGTTTGACAAGTCCGTATCGTCAAGAGTGTATGGCAAAAGCTTTTGACTATATGATTGCTAATGGGAAAGAGCGTATTCCATTAGTCAATGAGAAAGGTAACTACCTCAAGTTTATCCACCCATCTATTAGCGATAGAGCTAAAGTATAAGGAGCAATGTATGTCTGTAACATTAGATAATGTCCCTGGTTGCTGTACTGCGAGTATTATCCATGGTCTTTATGCTGGTAAAATGTATCTACTCCCCAGTATTAAAAAGGCTATTAGAAAATCTCTTCTTAATGGAGAGAAGTTCTTATTAGCAATTACGTCAAACAATCAAAAAGATGCTATTGAGGTTCTTAAAAGCCTCAATTTTAAATCAACACCACAGACAAAAAATGTTGCACATGTCAGAAATGGTGGTAACTTATTGAGAGTTTGGACTCTTGACCTCTCTAAAATTGACCCTAAAAGTTATATTGATAAACCTCACCGTTTTTTAAAATAAAGAGTAAATGAAAATGGCTACGTTATATGATTACGCCGGGTGTTGTACTGCTAGTATAGTGTATGATTTTAGTGAGGGCTTACATGGCAACTCTTATCAAATTCACAAAACAGATATAGAGAATCATATTAGGCTTAGGATACAGACAGGCCATAAGCTTCTTGTAGCTATCACTAAAGAGAGTCAGAAAGGTGCTGAGAAAGCATTGAAAGACTGTATGTTTGAGGGCCACTTTAAGACTAAAGATAGTCCTAACTCTCGGTATAAGGGTGTATTCTTGACTGTGTGGACGCTTAACCTCACAGACCCTGAAGTAATTAAACACTACTCTGTTAAAAAATAGGACATATCCTTGGGAGGGTATCTATATCTGCGGTTTAATAGGAGCTATTGGGGCCATTGGCCCTAAAGAAAAGAAGATTTTGTTCTCGCTTAATGTTCTAAACATTATGAGAGGACATCATTCATGCGGCATATACACAGTGGATAGTGAAAAGAATGCCTCTCTGGTCAAGTCACTTGATACAATCTTCGAGATGAGAGAGAAGAAAGAGTACGGTAAGGCTATTAAGCCTGATCTTAACTTGTTCATAGGTCATGCGAGGTACGCTACTAAAGGTGCCAAGACTATTGACAACTCTCATCCGTTCGAGATTGGTAATCTTGTAGGTGCACACAATGGAGTAGTTCGTGCATGCCATAAACTTCTTGACGGGAATAAGTTTGACGTTGACAGTCAAGCTTTGTTCAACAACATCAATCATGAAGGTATGCAGGATACAGCCAAGAAGCTTGATGCTGCATTCGCTTTAACTTGGTACGATAAGAGCAACAACACATTTAATGTGGCAAGAAATAAAGAACGTCCTTTATTCTTTGTATTCTCGAAGGATATGAGAACGATGTTCTGGGCCTCAGAAGATTGGATGTTACTCGCAGTCATGAACAGGTTGAAGTATGAACACTTCAAGGTGACTGAGGTTGAACCTTTCACTCATTACTCAATGGCTGTACCAAGTGCTGGATACTCAGATGTTGAGAAGTTTCCAAGATTCACTCAATGGAAACAGGAAAAGTTTGAAGAGTTTGTAGCTCCTCCTGTATATCAACCCATCAATAGTGGCAACTCAGTGTTCAATAATTATGCTGGTTACTATGATGATTGTGACGAGAGCCATTACTACAGACATAATCATAACGCCCACACTCAAGGAAGTAGTGTTATGATGGGAGGGAATAGAGAGAAATTATCCGCCCGTCAACGTCGTAAGCTGACAGTCATTGATGGAGGTAAGTCAGAAAAGAAGCCCGAGCTTGATGTCGACTTTGCTACAGCTAGGGCGCTGGTTGGTAAGCGGCTAGTCGTAACTACAGTAGGTCGCATCAAGACCAAGAAGGAAGAGTACTTTTCTGCCGTACATATTACCAATGAAGGTAAAAGGGTTATAGTTAGATGCCATCCTAAAGAAGGCTCTGCTCTGTACAATGCCTTGTCAAAACAAGGTGAGAAGTATTACATAACTCCTAAGTCTACAAGGGCAGGGTCTGGCAATAATAACTACCACGTTGTTGCTGACTTAAGGAGTGTTACCAAGATTGTTGAGCATGACGCTAAGAAAGGTAAGAAAGATCCTCTACCAAGTATGGTAGACATGATAGACTCACTTGCAGAAGCTAATAAAGCTGATGCGGAGAATGCTAAAATTCTTATTGATTCTCAAAATAAGAATGTCTCTCAAGAGTCTAAATACTACATGACTTATAATGACGAAGTCATGACTGGTGCAGATATAAAAAGACTCCACCCTAAAGGGTGTACTTGGTGCTCTAATCCTCCTGATCTCAATATGGTTGACTTATATATATGGGTCGGACATAATGAGTATGTGTGTGATAGCTGTAAATCATTTAATGAAGTGAAAGAACTGATTAATGACTGGAGATAATCAATGTCGTTTAAACTATTACCTTTAAGTATTGGGTGTGACCCTGAAGTATTCTTGAAAAAGAGGCGTAAAAGGAAGTTTGTCTCTGCTCACGGATTACTTCCTGGTACCAAAGATAAGCCATTTGCCGTTACCTACGGCACAGTGCAGGTAGATGGCATGGCTGCAGAGATAGGTATTACTCCTGCAAGAACTGCCGGCGGATTCGTCAATAGCATACAAGCGGTTATGGGAACACTTAAACAAATGGTCCCTAACCATTCAGTCTATATAACACCAGTTGCTGAGTTCTCTGATGATGTATTGGAGAATACACCAGAAATTGCTAAGGAGCTTGGTTGTGTACCTGACTATAATGCATATACAGGTGACGAAAATCCTGCACCTAATGGGAATGTAAACTTCCGTACTGGGTCTGGCCATATTCATCTTGGATGGACTCAAGACATGGATTTAAAAGAACCAACTCATATCGAAGCTTGTATGATGTTGGGTAGACAAATGGACTTTCTCGTAGGTCTTCCCTCCTTGTTATGTGAAGGTCCGAATAAACGCAGACAACTTTACGGAAAGGCTGGTGCCATAAGAATAAAACCTTATGGTGTTGAGTATAGAACTCCGTCTAACTTCTGGCTTAGAAATGAAGACATGATGAGAATGATCTATCTTAACTCCACTGTTGCATTCCGAATGCTTATGGACGGAAAAGATCTTCACCATAAATTCGGCAGCCAGGCTAAAGATCTTATTGATTCAGATAGTATTGACTACAAACTGGTCAATGATTTACTCCAAACTGTGAATGCGGAGACATATTACACAATGTATATGCCAACAGCTAGTATGATGTGTAAGGAAGCTCGCGATGCTATCTATGGTTTACCTGAGAAAAACCAAGGTCCAGAGTTATCAGCAAATATTAAAAAGTCTGCAATACGTAATAAATACTACGCCACCACTGGCACCTCAACTGGTACAAACAGAGGTAATTATGTACGGTAATGACCATAGATATGCCAATAACAGGCTGCATGGAACACAAGTAACCTTTAAGAAAGATGGCAGCTTTGTCCATATAGACCATATTGATGAGGACGGTATCTGTAGGGTACTAATGCTGGATGGATCTGGCAAAGAGCATCGTGTTAGTATAGATGAACTTGACTTACACCCTGTATCTCTTGGGTTTGTTAACCATAGAGGAGGCGTCAGTTATGTATGTAGGGTACCTAAAAGAGGTGACTATAGACAGGGGTTAAGAAGGGAGAACTCCAAGTCTATGATAGGTGGTTACCCCCCTTGGGAGGCTATCTCAAAGACAGTTACCAATAATTTCCCATCTTTTAATATGGCATTCTCTGAGGCTAAGAAGTCTGGTTTGTCACGTGCTTGGTGCAGGCACTGGGCTATTGGACCACAAGGAGAGTTGATATACAGATACCATGGAGTGGTTGGATCAATCACAGAGAATAAAGAGCCCGCTTTAAAAAACTCTTTCATGTATTTGAAAGAGTATCTCAATGAGGCTCTCAGATGAAGATCAAAGATCATTTTGAACAAGGTAGTTTGGAAGGTGATATAGGTTTTGAAATGGAAGTGGAGGGTGATAGGCTTCCAAAGATTGGTGGAGATGACCCGTACTTTGTCAGGGTCACAGATGGGTCTCTGATTGGTCGAGATACTGGAGAGTTCATCTTCAGAAAACCACTCCCAATGGAAGTAGTTCCTAATGCACTTGACCATCTCAGTAGATTGTTCCAGCTCAACAAGACAAAGATGGATGACTCTGTCAGGGCTGGTATCCATGTGCACCTTAATGCGAGAGAGATGGATATAGTCCAAGTATACTCATTAGTAGCTCTCTACTTGATCTTTGAGGAGATACTTGTGTCAAGGGAAATCTCTGGGGAGGGTAGGGATGGGAACCTCTTCTGTTTGAGGTCCAAGGACGCGGATTACTTATTGTGGCACCTGACTCAGTGTGCCAAATCAAAACGCTGGGGAGATCTTTATACAGATGAGATCAGGTATTCTTCACTAAATCTGAAATGCCTTGTTGATAAGGGGTCTGTAGAGTTTAGATCCTTGCGCACCACAAATAACTTTGCTAAAATATTGTACTGGATTAACACTTTAAATAAATTAAAGATATCCAGTCTAGGATATAAGACACCTCAAACTGTTATTGAGGACTTCTCTTTATCAGATAGTAAGAGATTTCTTGAGAAAGTATTTGGAGAATACTCTACTCCATTGTATAGAGTACCAGACTACAGTAATAAGATGTTGAATGGTATGCGTAATGCACAGGACATCGCTTTCTGTATAGACTGGAGTGCATACGCAAAAAAGTTAGAAGAGGCAGGGAGGAACAAAAACCCATTCAAAAAATTAAAAGAAGACCCCGTTGAGGATATCGTATTACCACAACAGATGGTCGGAAACCTTGCCTTAGATAATCCTATTCAAAATGGTCGTATTGATGATAATGGAAGGGTTGGTAGGTTAATGGAGGATCTTGATATTCGTATGGCGCCTAGACCTCCAGGGATAGCTGATGAGGTATGGAGAAGGCGTTTAAGGAATCTCAGAGAACAGGAAAACCATAGGGTTAGGAATGAGATACGGGCTAATGTTGTACCTCCTCCTATGCCTAGAGATATTGAACCTGCCAATGTTCATCAAGAAGCAGTACGACGGATTGTTATTAACCGGAATGCTAATGATCCAGGCAGGGTAATGAATTGGGTTGATATTAATGATGACGGATTTTAACTATTAATTTAAGGAGGAAATAATTATTAATGAGTAAGTGCCTACTAAAATTACCACATAAAACAGATAAGTGTAATAGTAGTGATGGCCTTCAAGTCTTTGAAGCAGATGGTACTGGAGAAATCACAGGCTACTGCTTCAGTTGTAAAACCTACGTACCACATCCTAACTTGGATGGTGTAGAAATAGACAGGTCTAAGATAGTTCTTAAGACCGAAGAAGAAGAAAAGGCAGAGTTAGACTTCATTGGCAGTCTTGGTTGTATGGATTTAGAATCAAGAATGCTAAGAAAGAATTCACTTGAATACTATGATGTTAAGGTTGGAGTAAGCCAAGAAGACGGAGTAACGCCAGAGTTTGTATACTTCCCATATACAAAGGATGGTAAGGTTGTTAGATATAAAGTAAGACTCCTCTCTGAGAAGAAGATGTGGAGTGTTGGGTCAGAGAAGAATGTAGACTTGTTTGGATGGGAGAAGGCCAAACAGAGTGGAGCTAAAAGATTAATCATAACAGAAGGTGAGTATGATGCTGTAGCTCTCCAGAGAATCTTTGAGATGTACACTGATAAACAGTGGGTAGATACTATACCTGCTATTGTATCAGTATGTAACGGTGCTGGTAGTGCCCTTAAGGATATCAATAGGAATATAAAGAATATCCGTAAGTACTTCAAAGAAGTATCCTTATGCTTTGATGAAGATGATGCTGGCAGAGAAGCTGCATTACAAGTATGTAAGGCATACCCTGACTTCAGTGTGATCCACTTACCTAACAAGGATGCCAATGAATGTATCATTAAAGGTACAGGAAAGGCAGCTAGATCGGCATGTGTATTCAAAGCTGACAAGCCAAAGAATACAAGACTTGTCAATGCAAACTCCTTGTTCGCTGCTGCCAAGGTACCTGCTGTTATGGGTTATTCATGGCCATGGGAATCTCTGACAAAGGCTACTAAAGGGATCAGACTTGGAGAGACTATCTACATAGGTGCAGGTCAGAAGCAAGGTAAGTCTGAGATTGTGAATACCTTAGCTGCGCACTTCATGACTAAGTATGGTTGGCCTGTATTGTTGGCCAAGCCAGAAGAGTCTAATAAGAAGACTGTCAAGTTAGTAGCTGGTAAAATTGCTGGTAAAAGATTCCATGACCCAGATGTACAATTTGATTCTGATGCATATGATGAAGCATGCAAACTAATAGGAGATAAGTTATTCCTTATTAACTTGTATCAACACCTTGGATATGATACTCTTAGGGATGATATTAGAGCTGCAGCATCAGACGGAGTGAAGGCTGTCTTCATTGACCCTATTACTAACTTGGTCAATGGTATACCTGTATCAGAGCAGAATACAAAGTTGCAAGAAATTGCTCAAGACTTGTCAGCATTGGCATTAGACTTGAACATAGTGATCTTTATATTCTGTCATTTAAGGAATCCTGATACTGGGCTGCCACATGAACGTGGTGGTAAGGTAGAGTCTAGTCAGTTCTCTGGTAGCAGGGCTATGGCTAGATCTTGTAACCTTATGCTTGGGCTTGAGGGTAATAGAGATCCTGACCTTCCTAAAGAAGAAAGGAATATGAAAACTCTAGTGCTACTTGAGGACAGAGAATTTGGTAATGCTGGTAGGTTCAAGCTTTACTGGGATGAAGAAACAACATTATTTAATGAGGCAGTGTAATGATACCTAATGCTAAGACTCGTCCAACTCCTGGC